TGGGGTGCTGTTGGATTCAGGTCGCCCCTATATGCAGGGCCTCTATTGAGAGGGTGGCTGCGTCATCATCCCCTGTCCTGTCATAGGTGCAGGGTTTTCACGTTGCGGTGAAACTTGTGGTTCTGGTATTGCTTCTTGCATAATCATACCAAATGATGAACCAAAAACTTTTGACATAAAATCTCTAAACTGCGGAATATTTAATTGTGTTATTAATTGTGTTTCTTCTTCATTTAAAGTTTGTAAATTATTTGAAACTTCTCTAGCAGTTATGTTTATTTCCATAGGTTTATTTTCAGCAGGTGCTTGTTGCACATCTGCTCCCATCATACCTTGTCTCATTTCTTCTTCCATGTTGTCTCCTTATTTAGGTTTACCAAAACTAACCCCTATTTTTGGAGTAGGTAAAGTTGTTTTAGTACCAGGCTTAGTTGTTCCTACTGGTGTTTTACTTCTATCTCTCATTAAACTTTCTCTAATAGATGCAAAAGTTTTTGGGTCAGGTTTTCTTTGAGTTATTCTAGTTTTTGGTTTTTCTCTTTGGTCCCCAAATCCTGCATCTTTATCTGTAGTTCCAAACGGAGTTACTCTAATAGGTCCTACAATTCCACCATCATCTTTTCTTGTACTAGCTAGATTACCTTTTAATGATTCATTAGTCATTAAGTTGTCAGTATTTGCTTTTCCTTTTTCAGTAAAGGTTGCTTCAATTTTTCCATCTTTTCTTCTAACTGCAGAAACACCATCTACTCCAAAAGAACTAGTTTCCTGATTAAACCCAAATGTATTTAAAAAAGATTTATCTGCAGGGTCTTTAAATAAAAATTTATCTACTATTCTCCCTATTACTCCAAAGTTTTTTAAAAAAGTTGAATTGTCTATTAAAATATTGCTAGTCGGTTTATATACTCCATCAGGGTATAATGGATTTTCATCTATAGCACTAGCTAATTGTGAAAGAGATTTAGCGGCATCCCCTACATTAACAGGTCTATTAGTAAATGTTGTTCTGCCATCTTTGTTACTAGATTGTTCTATAGGAACACATATTTTTTTTACTGGGTCATATTTAAATCCAGGTGGACACGGGTCCATTATAGGTGCTTCGGGTTCAGGTAAAGGTGTTGTATCTATAGGTAAAGGAGTTGCTCCACCTCTATCTTCTACTTTGCCTTTTCCAATATCAGGAAATTGTGCTTGGTCAAACTGAGGTAGCATTCCCTTTTCAATCTCTTTTAATTGTCTTTGTCCTTCTGGTGAATACTGTATTACAGAATCAGGACCAATATATTTTTGTCCAGTGACAGACATAATACCATCTGTTGCTGTATCTAACACAGGCTGTGTAGTGCTTACAGTTGCAGTTTTAAAAGGAAACATAATTCCTTCAGATTCTTGCTGTAATTTTTTTTGTAAATCACTAAGGGTTGTCATTTACTTATTATTCAGTTGGTCCTTCAGGTTGAGTATTTGGTGCAGTAAAGCCGCCTTCCCCTGGAGTTTGTGGAGTTCCGATTCCAATGTTGCCACCTCCAGACCCTTGTGTGTCTGAGATAGCTGCTCCTGCAGGTACTCCTCCAGTAGCTCCCATGCCGCCTTGTTGTTGGTTATCGCCTTCAGCTTGTTGATTTGCATTCATCTCTCCTATCATCTTTGCGAAGATTGCTGCCTTCTCTGGGTCGTTGACTAACTGGTCAGGGTCAATATCCATTGACTTTGCAATCTCTCTAATAATACTGTGCCATTTTACAAAAGGTGCTAAGAATTGATTTGATGCAACTTGCATAAATGTCATCAATCTTTGTGACCTAACTTCTTTTTGCATTAGAGAACTTGTGCCTTGTGCTTTAACATCTAAGTCACCTTGTATATCAGGAACATCTTTATTAAATTGCATGTTCCATTGAAATAATGTTTCTCCTAATGGTCTTAATAAATAATCATCTACGTTTTTAACAACTGTTTTAATATTTAATGCAGCAGCACCCATTAACATTGACATGCCTGATGCTGTTCTAGTTGTAGACATAACACCTGTAGTTCCATGTGAATAGGATGGTATACCTGTAGATTCGTCTGCTAGTTGTCTAAACTTATCAAATATCTGCATATTCTCTGGTGCAGTATTTGGAAATCTTAATCCGTGTAGTGCTTGACCTGTTTGTCCACTTTGTCTTCTAAATATTTTACCGGGAAATATTGTCATGTCTTGGCCCGGAACTAACATAGTTTCATCTACATCAAAAACTAAATTACCTGCTAATGCTAAATTATCAATAGCCATTCTTGCATGACCATTCATAATAGTTTGTGAGTCATCCATATTTTCTGGAATACCTACACCAAAAAACTGATATGGATTTATTTCATAAGGACACACCATAAAAGGATTTCTTGCAGGTGTAAATGGATTTAAAACTAATCTTAATATTTGTCCGTTAGATATCCAAGCATTTATTTGTACTTCATCTAACTCATCTGAAATACCTTCAGGCATCTCTATACCTGCTTCCTCTACTAGGTACTTATCCATAGTTCCCCAGTATTCTAATACTTCAAATCTGTTTCTATTATACTCTTCTTGATTCTCTCTATCAAACAATGCAGTCTCATAACTTCTTGTTTCATAGTTTGGTCCCCCTGCTAATACATCTTGAATAGCAGATTTTCTAAAGAAAGGTCTATTCATTAAATCTCTTAATTGACCTCTATTGTAGATATGTCTTTGAATTACATAATCTGCATCTTCTATGTTAATAGCATCTGGGTCAGGATATAAATCCCAACAACTAACTGCTTCTACTCTTGGAACTAGTTTTGTATTAGGAGTATATTCTCTTTCTCCATTATCATTTAATGCCCACTTGTGAATAGATTGTTCATAGTTAAACGGACCTTTTAAAACACCTGTTCCAAGTAAACACATTTCAAATAAAACATGTCGTAACACAGATATAGCATGAGTTTCTTCTAACTGGTCATGAATTAGTTTTTGCATATTACGTGCAGCTTCTTCAGCAGGTTCTATTTGAGGCATACTTTTTAAATCAGGTGCAGCACCTTTTTCAAAACCTGCCTTTGCATATTTTTCTGCTAAACCATTTAGAATACTATCAGCAGTAGCACCTGGTTCCATGTCTCTACCATCACCTTCAAAACCATAAATATCCTCCATACGAGGATTCTTCATGTTATCAGGTTTTATGTGTGCGTATTGTTCTACACCTGTTGGGTCAGTTGTAGGTGATACGCTAATTGGAAATTTACCTTGAGAGAATAAAACTTCTATTAATTGTCCGTATGCAGCAAGAACTTTTGTCTTTGTTACCTTAACAAAAACTTTAGACTTTTCAGAATCACGAAAAGCCATATCAGAACTATAGATACCTCTATAATTTCTGTATGCTCGTAACCATCTTTTTTCGTCATAAAGACGTGCTTGTTCTGATTCCTTTAGTCTAGACTCAATAAGATATCCTAAATTACTATAGGATTCATCTTTATCTTCCGATAAGGAATTAACCTCATCAGATTCAGATGTCAAGCCACTCGTATTAGAATGTGGCATTTATAACTCTCTTAGTAATCTCTTTCGTCTGCTAAAGTAAATACTTTACCATCTACCATGTTTTTGTTTTCTTTAGGGAACTCTTTATTTACTCCACCCTCTGCATAATCTGCAGGAAGTGCAGCACCACCTTTAACAACATTGGTTTTTGCGTCACCTTGCTTTTTGGTTTCGTCACCATACATGTTTTCAGGAAGTTCACCTTGTTTGTATTTATACATTATTGCCATGTTTGTCTCCTATATGTTTTTGTAAATAGGGAAGTAACCAAGGGTTATCCACTATTACAGTTGTTAGTCCATTTGCAAGAATGTTGCAAATTCTTTCTTCTTCTTTCTCATCTAAGTCTATACCCCACTGATATATTATTGCATGTAATATTTCATGAATAAAAGTGTTGCCATGAGAAACAGAATCTTCTGCGGAGGATAATGCTATCACTCCTTCACTAGTTAAAAACTGTCCGTGCAATTCATTTACTCTTGCCATAACAGAATCTAAAACTTTTATATTATAATCTCTATATCCTACTTTTATATTTTTTTTCATTAATAACCGAACACTTTATCTGCTACCATATCTTTTGTTTGTCCTACTCCAAAGTCATGAAACTTTTGTGATATAGGGTGAACAGGTCTACTCATACATCCATATCTAAGTGCATCATAAGCATGGTCCTCTGCATGTGTATCTACATCTTCAGGATTATTTTTATCTGTAGGTAACATAGGAAGTGTTCTAACTAAATTGACACAATTATCAAAAACAAATAATGTAGGATATCCTGTATCTTCATCTAGTTTTAATCTTTTATGTATTTCTAATTTACCTGCTATTCTACTTCTAGGACTTCTGTCTGATGGTCTCCATCTACATCCTTCTTGTACCATAGTTTCTGCAATACTTGGTCCTATGTCTCCACGTCTAGCCCAAGTAGAACTATCAAGAACTCCGTAACGAATATACTCACCATCTTCTAACTCCATTACTTTTTGTGCAAATAAATCTGCAGTAAGTTTTTTAGTATAGAGTTCTCTGTAGATAAAAATATTATTATCAAAATCTATTGCAAACCATAAACAACAAGCAGGTGAACTATATCCCCAGTCTGCTGCTCTAAACTTCATCCAGTTTCTAGGAATATCAAAAGGTTTTACTACATGTAGTTCTTTATTAAATTCTGGAAAAGATGAATCTTCAAATGCTTCCCAGTTACCATCTAAGAATTGTTTTCTTTGTACTTCAGGTAAAGATGCTAACATGGCGTAGTAATCGTCTGTCTGCATTAAGTAAGGATTGTCTTGTAACTTTGCAGGTATAAATCTTCTTGATATCTTTTTTATACCATTAGGTGTCTGTATGTCAATATCAAATTTAGTATTAGGTGTAGAGGGGTCAACAAACATTTCTTTTACCCACTGTGAACCAACATTACCTGGATTACCTGTTGCTCTCATAAACACTGGTATTTCAGGGTCTACACTTCTTAATGATGAACGTAAGAAGTTATAGATATCTTGTGTTGGATATTGAGGTAATTCATCAATACCAATCCATGTATAAGATTGTCCTTGATATCTTAAAACATCTGTTAAATTTTCTGCATATCCAAATTCAATTCTAGAACCTGAAGGGAATTTCCATTCTTTTTCTTGCTCTCTCCATTTAGCACCAGGATATGCTTTTGGATATAATTG